GTCCCCGACTTTACGCCTTGGTCGCTACTTAGTGAAAAGCTGCCAAGACCTGACATGTCGCCACCGGCTAATTTTACGCCTGCGTTTACGCGGGTTTCGAACCCGGGCACGTTCCAACCGTCGAGTGCTATGCTCATAATACCTCTTTAATTTTATTAAGTTCGCCCTGCTCGCCAACGAATAAACACAGTGCCCAGTAGCTATGATCATTACCTTTGTTAGCCACTGAGTCGGCTAGCTGTTTTGCTGTGCTAGCTGTTATTAATTGCACATCTACGGCGCTGCTTTTTGCTGTGAACTGTGCTTGATTTAATCGCTGGTCGCGGGCTTTTTTTATCTCTGCTGTTTGGGTTAGTGCATCGTCAATGGTAGTAATTAATTGCTTGCCGCTATCATCGACCACCGCGAGTTCGTCAGCTATTAGCTGCTCACGAATTGGCAATAGGTTTTGCAGGGTGTTTATTTGCCACTCTAAACTTTGGCCTTCGTACACTGCCAGCTTGCTTTGCTCTAGCGTGCTTTGGCTTTGGCCGTATTGCGCGCAGGCGATGAACTCGGCTATTGGGCAGTATTCATTTATTGTGCTGAGCTTGCTTGCCATTGCGGCGGGGTCATTTGCGCTTACAGATAAAAGCAGCGCGTTGTATTGGGCTGGTTTATCTGTGCGCGAGTCGTCTTTTATTGCTGATGCAAGCAGCTGCGCGCCCTCTTGCATTGAGCAAGGGGCGGCGGCTTGGTGGTAGCATAGCGCTATGTTATGCATTTTCTGCTGTGCTTTCTGGCAGCGGGTAGCGCGCTTTAATTTCGGCCACTTTGTCGCGCCATTTTTGTAGCGACTCTGGCGTGCCTTCGAACTGCGCCTCCATGTATAGCGGGTCTGACTCTTTTGTGTATGCAGCTTGGCGCTTTTCTAGGTTTTGGCTTAGCTCAAACTGCTGCTGATTTAATACAGATTCAATTTGCTCTTGGTCCATACCTAGCGATTGCATGTATTCGCTGCTTGTATTGCTATGACTTGTGCCTTTGTAAATGTATGTAAACATAGTTTTACCTTTTAATGTTTTGGAAAGTGCGATAAAAACCACACTTAAGTGTAATTAAAGCTCAACGAGCTATTACACAAAAAGTCCTGGGCGGAATCCGATATTGCTATTTTTAATAGTACGTGCACTATGAAGCCCTAAAGCCCCCATCCCTGCGTTTGAACCAATCAACCAACTACCTCCACGAATCGCAAATCTTCTACCATAGTTTCTACAATAAATAGCGCCATTTACCGTACTAGCTGATTCTGATTCTATTAGAAGCCTACGTAATAACTCTATTTTGTTATAGTCTGCTGCTTTCTCTACAGCTGCAAAATGAGCGTTACTCGTAGTGGGGTTACCGTGACCATTATTACCTAATGCACCATTCCTATTGCTAATGCTAGAGCTAAGCTTAGGTGAACCTATGCTGTCTGTTCCTTCAGTATTAGCAGTTGGTGAGTCAAAAAATGCAACATGCTTGTTCCAGTTATCTTCAACAATTTCAGGGTTATTATCTAATGTTGTAATCACCTGCCCTTCGTCTAGCATCATTTGATCTAACCACTCCCAAACATTACCGACTAAGTCTTGAACACCCCATTCAGTATGATCATGCGTCCATGTTGCGGGCCCCTTTCCTGTATCTGTGCTAGCTGTTCCAAATGTTTCTCCTGGGATACCATTATCGCTACGGCGGGCTGTTTCTAATTTATTTTCGTGGCTGCGACCGTGGTTTGTATTTCCGCGTGGTACTGTCCCATTAGCAAGTGACCATAGTGCGATTGCAGCCCATTCATGAATGCTCATCATGTGCCAGCCTGCACCTTTGTTGTTACAAAGCGTTTTTGCTACATCGTAGTTAACTGATGTACGTGGTTGTACACCACCAATTACTGAACAGCCGCCATTAGCGCCTGATGATGCTAAGTATTTTGCAATGAGCACCTCACCCATTTGCTCGCCGTTACGCTGGAACATGGTTGGTGTACCTGTGCCTAGCATTAAGTCAACGCCAAGGCGATCTAGAATAGCCTGGTTGATATCTTCGTAATTAAACCGCGGGATGCGCACCATGACATTTGGATTGCCTTGCTCGTCAATTACTACCGTATTGCGGCCACCTGATGCATCTTCGATTGCTTTTCGGTAGCCGTCTGATGCAACGATTGCCAGTTGCGCCGAGTTTTCTGCGACCTGCTGATCAAGTGCTGCTTTTTTACTGTTGTAGTCGCTGGCTAGCTCGGCTGTTTTTGAGTCTATCTCGGCTGCTTTATTTTCTACTGCTGTAACCACACGGTCTGCCGCGGTTACGATTTCGTTGATTTGTTCAATGCTCATCATAGTTCCTTAGTAAATACTGTAAATTCTGACATTAAGAAATAGTTACGCAACGTGCGGTACATGTTGTTTACCTGCGCTGTTGCTGTGGTTAGTGATAGTGCGTTTAGCGCATCTATTTGCGGGCTGTAATCAAACATCCATGATTGCGCTGGGATGGTAATACGAGCCAGCGCCGCCGCTGCTGCAAACTTAAGAACAAACGATCGGTTGTGTACGTTATTTACACCTTGGCGTTTGCGCTGAAGCGGCAGGTAATCGACGGCTAATAAAGTACCGTTTTGCGTTACTAGGCCTATCCAGTTGTAGTCAAAGTCGCCGATTTCTTGCTCTAGCACCACGGCCCATGCAACGGTGTTTGCGTCAACATAGCCAGACACATCAATATTTCGGCGGTGTACGATTTGCAAATCGCTTGGCATGGGCTCGTTTGGGTTGCGCTCTTCTTGCTCGTTTAGGTTTGGTATTTTTGCAAACACCAGCTCTTTTACATCAAGCCCTTTGTTTTCAAGTGCTCGGGTGGTTATGTAACTTCTTCCGGCGTTAGTCATAATGCCGGTGATGGCTTCGCTCATAGTATCTCCTTGGCGATACTGACACCGCCCTCTTTACTTAAAAATCCATAGTGATGATGTGCGGCAATAACATGCTGCATATCTGTGGTTATTGCTTGGTGTGTGGTGTTGCTCACCAAGTTATCGAGCCCTAAAAATTGATATAGCAGCTCAGTAGGCAATGTATGCTTTACGTTGTGCGTTATTGCATGCATTGGCGCGTGGCTGCTTTCGTTTTGCAAGTCAGTAAAACCGTGGCTGTATTGTTGCTGTGCTTTATTATGAGCTTCTAAACGTAGTGGGTGATCAATATGGCAGCTATCCCACTGCACGTGAGTTAACCCCAAACTTAGTGATACATCAGCTTTGTTATGTACGGTTAATTCGTAGCGGCGACACGTTCGACCGTAGAGCTGTATTAGCTCTGGCAGTAAATCGGTATTGCCTGCGAGTGTTGAGTCAGTCATATCAATAGCAATAATGTCCCAGTCACGACCATCAATACGCTCACGCACGTTAAGCACTTCTAACCCCAAGCGGTCAAATATACTTTTAACTGAGGAAATTTCGCCGGCGTCAATAGTATTTACCAGTGCATGCTGCACGCGCTTGCGGTATAGCTCGATTGGTTCGTCATCTAGGCGAGTTGTTAAGCGCTCCCACGCTAAAAAACCTAATACGGGATCTTCGTTTTTCGATTCGTCTTTTTGGTTTACCGCCCACATAACGTAGTCACGTGATTTCTCCCAATAACAGGTTGCTGCTTTTACGAGTTTTTCGGCATAGCCTTTGTTTAACCAGGTGGCGATTTCATTAGCCATTTGCCACCTCGTTAACGGTTAGTGATGTAAGTACCGGTAGCCAGTTCGCGGCGGTTATATCGTCAATATCAAATTTAATTGATTTAAGCTCGCTAAATTGCTCGTGGCACTCTGATATTAATTTGCTGATGCTGAATACCGTTTGATGCGCTACACGTGTTGGCGCATATGCTGCATTTTGCCTGAACGCTGCTTGTATAAATGTTGTTAGCTCGCTTTGTATGTCTTCGCTTTGCGAGTGCAGTTTGTATGTTGCTGTTACATTAAACCCAGTGGTTGCCATTGCATGCACTATGAAGTCGTCGCCCAAGCCGTGATGCCCTGCGGTTCTTATGTGCTGATTGATTGCACCCAACAAGGCAGTTGGCACTGCGCCTATGTCTAGGTATATGTAGGCGTTTGCCGTGCCTGGGCCGCGCGGCGCTCCGGTTTGAATATAGATGTTATCTATTGGCACGCCAAAGCTTGCGATTATTTGTTTGTATACTGCGTTAATGTGCCAGCGGGCGGCGGTGCCGAACACGTTACGTATGCGTAGGCGGTAATGCTCTGTGCTTTCTGTGTCGGCCCCGGGCTTTATTAGCCAGTCTTCGTTATTAGCTACTGTTATACCCTCTTGCTGCTCAACAAAGTAACGGTATGCATTGTCTGGCAGGTTGTATGCTGCGCCCTCTTCTTGCGCTTGCGCTAATGCGTACGCCGTGCTTTGACCTGCTGAAAAATGCACATCTTGCATTAGCGTTAATTTATATACTTGTTCGCCTAGCACGTCGGTAGCAATTTGTGCACCGGCGGTAATTGAGCTTTCTCCGGCAGTGTTTTGGCGCGTGAACGTGAGTATGCCTTGAGCCGCTACGCCCACCTGAATGAAAACGTTGCGCGCGGGGCCGTGCTTTTCTATTAGTGATTCGCGGTTGGCGGTCATTATAAATAGATTTGGCATTAGCTGTTGTGCAACCCAGTTTAATAGCTGCACTAGCGGCTTTGTGATCAGCGCTTCAACGGTGCGCCAAAAAGGGCTGAACGGTGAGTTATTAGCAACCTGTATGTTTTGCTCTTTTAGCTGTGCTTGCCATTGCTTCGCTGCTGATTGCTCGTCCATTGGCAAGCCTGCATTTTGCATCATTGTTTTAAAGTTCATTGCTGCTCCCATACTGGCGCGTTTGTGCGTTAATGCTTAATGTGCCGTCGTCGTTGCGGTGCACTTTTATTGTGCCTGGTTTTACGCGATTGTCTTGCTCGGTTAGTAATTCGAGTTCGGTTAATATTGGCTCTATTGCGTTTTTGTTGCGCAGGCCAACAAGCTTGGTTAGTAAGCCGCTTTCTAAAATGCGGTGCTTTATATCCTGGCTTATTACGTCTGCTTTTTTAAACGTGCTTGGGCTTAGCGAGTCGTTAAGCATAAAGTCGCCGTCTTGTATTTCTAGGTCTATGTGTAGCGCTATATCAAATTTCATTAACCTGCTAGCTCCATCATTTGTTCAAAGCTTTGCGCTAAGTCGTCTGATTTAAAGTTTACGTTCTCAATGCTTATATGCTTGCTGCTGTCACTGCTATTGCTGTTGTTATTTGTACTGTTGCTGTTGTTAGTTAGGCTTTGCAGGTAAGCCGACTTTTGCAGCTTAGGCTTATATGCAGTGGCCTGTTGTTCTGCGCTAATTTGCTGTGCTTTTTCGGCGCTGTTGCTGGCTGTGTTAGTAATTACCTGATCTGTTTTTACGCTGGGTAATGCTGGCTCTGGTGTTGCACCTTGGTTAACGCTTACCAGCTGCGCTTGCTTAGGGTTATAAATAGGCGAATTTGCCGAGTTAGCAATATTGTTACTTGCAACCGTAACTGCTTTGTTTTGTGTGACGTTAGTTGCGTTGTTGATTGCCGTTGCCGCATTGTTTTGCGTGGCGCTCACTGCGCTGTTATTTACTGCGTTGTT